CACGCAAGCCACTGATTACGTTAATCATATTTTAACCAAGGACAATAACTTATTTCTTGAGCTCCAATCTTGCTGGCAAGATGCTTTGGTTAGAAAGGTCGGTGTTCTGAAATATTACTGGGAAGAGAACCCCGATCCTGAAGGTTACACGCTAACTAACATCGATGAGCAGGGACTGATTGCTCTACAGGGTGATCCTGAGTTGGAAGTCAATATTATTTCTCAGGCGATGGACGATCCGATGAATGCGATGCAGGGGATTAGTCTTACCCCAACGTTTTCTGTTCATGTGACGTACAAGAATAAAACAGGGCGGGTCAAGATCAAGTCTTTGCCTTGTGAAGAATTCATTATTAATCGTGAAGCAACCTCGTTGGAGGATGCACAACTTACAGGTCACAGAAAGATGGCCACGGTAAGTGAACTGGTTAAGATGGGATACGACCGGGAGTTTGTCGAAAGTAAAGCATCTGGCGCTGATCAGCTACAGTACAACGTTGAAAGAAGAGAACGTAAAGACCGTACACTGGATTTTACTTATCGGACAGATGAAGCGGCCAAGCTTGTTGAGTATGTTGAAGCCTATGTGAAGATCGATTGGGATAACGACGGTATTGCTGAACTGCGAAAGATTTGCTGTATGGGCTCTGATCATGAAATTGTGAATAACGAGCCTTTTGATAAACCGCCGTTTGCGACTTTCTGCCCATCTCCAGAATCTCATGTTTTCTTTGGTCAGAGTATTTTTGATTTAGTCGGTGATATCCAAAAGATTAAATCTAACGTGCTACGGAACTCCCTGGATAGTTTGTCTCTCTCCATTCATCCAAGGGTTGCTGTGGTCGAGGGTCAGGTGAATATAGACGATGTGACTAACACTGAAGTCGGAGCGATCATCAGGCAATCCCAACCCGGAGCGGTGACTCCCTTCAACTTACCTTTCGTGGGTAAAGAAGCGTTCCCAATGTTGGGATACCTCGACACGTTAAAAGAAAACAGGACCGGGATCTCGAAGGCCTCGCAGGGTTTGGATGCCGAGAATCTGCAAAGCACAACCGCTGTGGCAGTGAATGCGACCATCCAAGGCGCGCAGGCGCAAGTCGAGATGATAGCGCGGATTTTTGCTGAAACTGGCATGAAGGATTTATTTCAAGGTGTGCTTAGACTAGTCACTCAGCACCAGGATTATGAACGGATAGTCAGACTCACTGATACGTTTACTCCCATCGATCCGCGTCCGTGGAATGCCAATATGGATGTTTCTATCAACGTGGCTATTGGTGCAGCGAGTGAACAGGAAAAGATCGATTCTCTGTCGGCGATCATTACTAAACAAGAAGAGATCATTAATAAGTTTGGTATTAATAATCCGATCGTTTCTATTGATCAGTATCGCAATGCCTTATCTCAACAGATTAACCTGGCGGGATTTAAGAACACAGCCAGCTTTGTGAATCAGGGTCCAATTGAATTCCCTGAACCGCCGCCGCCTAAACCAACACCGGAAGAGATACTGGCACAGGTCCAGACTCAAAGTATTCAAGCAGACATCCAAAAGAAAGCTGCCGAGCTCTCACTCAAGCAACAGCAGATGGTCCGAGATGATGACTTCCGTCAGGACAAGTTAGAAGCTGACATCATGCTGCAAGCTGCTGAGATAAAAGCGAAGTACCCCTCATCGAGACTTAGTGTGCCAGATCTGATGGCAATGATCTCAGCACCCCGTGAAGGTCAGACCGTTCAATGAGCGTCATTTCTGACGGGGAAAACGCAACCAGATTATTAGAGGATGAGTTCCTCCAACGTATTCTTAATGAATTACGAGAGGACTATAAGAACCGCATCATGCAAACGCAACGCGGTGATCAGGAATTGCGCGATGAAATCTATTTTGATTTCCAAGCAATAAAACGTTTTGAAGAAAAACTCAAAACATACAGAGATCGAAAATCATTTTTAAAAAAAAGGGTAATTTAGTATGGCTTTAGGAACTCCAAACTCTGGAACAATTCAAGAAGCACAAGGAAAAATCGCTAGTTTACTGACTCCTGAAGGGGAACAACCAGAAGCAAGCGATACCCCCGAAGAGCAGCAAGAAGTTGAAGCTGCACCAGACCCTGAAGAGGGTCAGCCCGAGGAGGAGCTAGCCTCCGAACCGGAAGAGGAATCCCCAGACTATACCGAGGAAGAAGAGGAAGCACCTCGCACTTTTAAGTTCAAGGTCAGAGGCCAAGAGCGAGAAGTCACCGAGGACGAACTCATCAAACTCGCCAGTATGGGTGAGGACTATACACAGAAGACACAGGATTTAGCAGAACAGCGTAGGAGACTTGAGGCGATCACCTCGGAATCGGACGCTGCTAGGACGAGAATGTCACAACTCTTGCCCGAACTGGAAGCCAATCTTCTGGAGATTGAAAAGCAACTCAACGCCGAGCCCGATTGGGAAAAGCTGTACGCAGCGGATCCCGGCAAAGCCGCCCAACTTCAGCATCAATTCGCTAAGAAGAAAGCTGAGAATCAGGCAGAGTTGGAAAAAGTGAGAGCGGAGCAGCAGCGAACACTCGCTGAAGAACAGCAACGACTCGCACAAGCAAGACAAGATCATCTCGCTGAACAGGGTAAGTTACTGTTACAAAATCTTCCTGAGTGGAAAGATGACAAGACAGCAACCTCTGAAAAAGCAGAGATTGAGAAATGGGCGTTAAGCAATGGCTACCTAGATCAGAGCCAACTTAACAACATCACTGATTGGGGATCTGTCGCTATGATGCGAAAGGCTTGGTTGTACGACCAAGGCAAAAGCAAAGTGGCTAAACAGAAGACCCGACCAAAATCCAAGACCCTATCACCGGGGTCCAAAGGCTCGGCACCACGACGCGATAATCTGAAGTCTCAAAAAGAGCAATTTCAGAAATCGCGCAAAATGAGTGATGCCCGACACTTAGTAGAGGGTATCTTAAATCAATCTACTAGGAGGTAATTGTTATGGCCCAGGTCACTAACACTTTTAGTTCTTTTGACACGGTGGGTATTCGTGAGTCGTTGGCCAATATCATTTATGATTTGGCTCCGGCTGAAACGCCGTTCATGAGCAATATAAGCTCAGAAAGCGTCAGTAACACCTTTTTCGAATGGCAAACTGACGTTTTAGCAGCAGCAGATGATGCTAATGCACAAATCGATGGTGACGATATCAGCAGCTATACAGCGGTAACGGCAACCGTCCGTCCGGGTAACCGTACGCAAATTTCACGCAAAACTTTCCTCATCGCTGATAACCTTCAGTTTCAAGACCTTGCTGGTCGAAACTCTGAAGTTGCTTATCAGATTACGAAGCAAGGAAAGGAACTCAAGCGTGATATGGAAGCAGTCTTGACTGCCAACGTAATCCCCTCTGCGGGATCAACGTCAGCAGCTCGAAGAACAGGTGGTTTGTCAGCTTGGCTTGCAACCAACTCGGACTCGAATACTGCGTCAAGTGGTACTGCGGGGGCAAACCCTGTTTTAACAGCAGGCATACCAACGACTGCTCAGACAGAAGCCACAGATAAAAGAACTTGTACAGAAGCTCTTTTAAAGACTGTCGTTTCCAACGTTTGGACCAGCGGTGGTTCCCCTAGCTTAGTAATGTGTGGTGCAAAACTGAAGCAAGTCATAAGTGGCTTCTCCGGTATTGCGGCACAACGCTACCAAGCACCAGCGGGACCAACTACGATTGTAGGCGCAGCCGATATCTACGTTATTCATTAGCGTCTTTATGTAGGAATACATAATTGTAATCTGTTGAATTCAAGGGAAGCCCAGAGATGGGTAATCTTGAGCGAAGCTCGAAAGAGAACGTGCAACGACTATCCCTAACGGGAGTAGGATCAAGCGATCCGAAGCGGCAGACACCCAGACCGGGTGAAGACATAGTCTGAACAGTACCGTATCTAATTTTTAAGGTATTGCAGCGAAAGCGGGATTAGCCTAGCGAACTAATTTGAACATTTTGTAGTGATTTCGGTGAGCTATCAATCGTACCTAATCGTTTTTCACCAACACGAAACGTGTTTGTTTTAGATCCAGAATTCGCTGGTATGGGAATTCTGCGTGACATTGAAACCGTTGAGTTGGCCAAGACGGGTAAACAACATTGCCCCCTTCACTAGCAATAGTGATTGGAAACTCTGTGAATTCAGGGGACATCCAGAACGGACAACCCTGAGCGAAGCCTTTAATAAAGGAACGTGCAACGACTATTCCGAGAGGAAGTAGGGTCAAGTGACCCGAAGCGCAGAGCAACCCACGCGGTTGAAGATATAGTCTCAACTATACAGGAATGTATAGCAGCGAAAGCGGAAACGAATTAACGAATCGTTTTGAAGATTTTGGATGCAAGCAAATTTATGTTGCTAGCTGAATACGGCTTGATCATGAAGAACGAAACGGCGCACGGCGCTATCTACGATTGTGACGATACTTAATCGTTAACATCTAGTTGAAAAAGGGAGCCCTATGGCTCCCTTTTTTTATGGAGAATTTATGAAAGGCGTTAAACACTATAAAAAAGATGGTGTCGAGCACAAAGGTGCTTCTCACAAGATGCCGAACGGCCAGTTGCATTCAGGTAAAACTCACACCTCAAAATCTGTCCGTCTTTTTCATTTCTCAGAATTAAACAAAACGAGTCAAAAGAAAGCTCGTGCGAGTTGGAAAAAATGAAACCGCGAAAAGGTAAAGCCAGAGTCAAGGTCACAGCTAGCGGAAAAAAAGTTAGCTACGGCCAAGCGGGTAAAGCTAAAGGCGGTGGACCAAGAGTAAGACCCGGCACGGCGAAGGGCGATAGTTACTGCGCTCGATCGGCAGGGCAAATGAAGAAACATCCTAAAGCAGCAAAGAATCCTAATTCACCTTTACGGCTTTCCAGAAAACGTTGGAAATGCAAAGGAGCAAAAAGTGCCAAGTAAAAAAGGTTTATACGCCAACATCCACGCTAAAAGAAAACGCATCAAGGCTGGCTCAAACGAGAAAATGAGAAAGCCCGGTAGCAAGGGCGCACCTACTGCAAAAGCATTTAAGAAAGCGGCTAAGACTGCAAAGAAGGGGAAAAAATGAAACGCATCCTCGATCAAGACCCTGAATCTGGAATCACAACGGTTTTCCACGCAAATGAGCATGACCAAACCTACACAGTCGAAACCCGCCAGGATGTTTCACAAATCCTTAAAGAAAACGCGGCACAACGGAATTTAACTGACAAGCATACGCCTTACGGCGATGAGATCGGTCGGCAAACAAAAGTGGCCTCTATTCCAATGTCAATTTACGCGGAATGGATTAAGAAGGGCTACACGAAAGATCAAAAGAAAATGAAACAGTTACTGAACTCACCTGAGTACAAATATTTTAGAACACGAGAAGGCAAAGTCTAATGGCTTCCAATTTCGGTGAATTAAAAACAGAGATCGCTGATACGTTGAATAGGACCGACTTAACTTCAGTCCTCCCAACGTTTATCAAAAGCGGTCACGCAAAAGTGAACAGGGAACTGCGAACTCGTCAGATGATACAGAGAGCTACGGCCTCCATTGATTCTGAGTACACGCAGTTGCCTAGTGATTTTCTACAGGTACGGGATATCCGATTAAATACGGACCCAGTTAAAAATCTAGAGTTAATCACCGCAGAACAACAGAATCAGGAACGACAAAGGTTTGGCAATACTTCTGGTGAGCCTAAATACTTCACCATAGTCGGTGAAACGTTTCAGGTCTTTCCTACACCGGATACCACTTACACTTGCGAACTCGCCTATTACCAAAAGATACCAGATTTTTTTAGCAGCGATGCGGATACCAATTGGTTATTGACCAAGGCGTCAGATATATACCTCTATGGAAGCCTGGTCTATATCGCACCTTATTTGAAAGACGATGAACGCACGGTTGTTTTCCAGACGCTGTACCGCGATGTATTGCAAAGTTTGAACACTGAAGAAGAGAAAAGTCGCTATAGCGGCACAACCCCTCGAATGAGACATAGGAGTTTCGGATAATGGCAGGCACTAGCGATTACCTAGAAGCGGCGGTCCTTGATGCCGTCCTTAGAAACACATCTTACACATCCCCAACGACAGTCTATGTGGCGCTTTTTACCAGCGATCCGACAGACGCCGGGACGGGAACAGAATGCAGTGGTACGGGTTACGCACGACAGTCGGCAGCGTTCTCTCGAACAGCGGGAGTTGCAGACAACACCAGTGCGATTGAATTTCCGACCGCAGGGGGCTCGTGGGGGACCATATCTCACGTTGGCATTATGGACGCTGTTAGCTCTGGCAATTTACTGTATCACGCGGCACTTTCTAGCAGTAAGGCAATCACCACAGGTGACATCTTCCGCATCCCGGCTGGTGACCTTACGGTGACAATGACTTAATGACGGACACATACGGATACGGGAATTTTGGTGAGGGACTGTACCAGCCGCCCATAGATAATGGGTATGGATACGCGCTATACGGCACAGGTGTTTACGGCACAGTAACAATTCGGACAGATGGTGAAGCTCACATAACGAGCAGCACCAGTGTAGCTGCGGCAGGCGGCTATGCGATCGGTGGATCGGCGGCTATAACTTCTAGCACGGCAATTTCGGCTGGTGGATCTGGCGGCGTCATCGTTACCGATGGCAGTGCAGCAATTACCACTGTTAGCACCGTCGTTTGCACTATCGAAGGATCAATAAGAACAGCAGCGAGTCACATGACTTCTGTTTCGCTAGTTGCTTGCGGTATCCAACCCAAAATTACAGGCGCAGCAGCGATAAACACGATATCGACTGTTGCCTGTGTAGGCGGGTATATCCCGCTCATTGATACAGGAACTATTTCCACAATCACAACTGTCTCGGCTTCAGGCGAACTGAAATGGGACAACGTACCAGATGCATCAGAAAGCTGGACCAATATCCCGGCAGGCAGTGCGTCCTG